TAGGATAATCCTTGCCACACCATGGGCTTTCATGTTGTCTAGTGTTAAAGTATCGATTTTATTCAAGGTATCCTGGAGCCGACTAGTATAGTCTACGACAGACTTACCCCATACCTTTTGTGGCATATCAAGGTCAGTAAGAATCTGGTAAGGAAGTACGGCCTTCATGACGTTCTTGCTTCTCTTACCCGACTTGGAGGTAAGGGCAAACCTCTCGGGGTTCTCCATTATCTCTGTAATCAAATCTCCGTTAGCTGTGCAAATACAGAACTTTCCAAGAAGTCCGTTCCGAGGTAATCCTGTCTCCCAGTACTCGTACAACTCAACTACGTCATACTTCTTACCGCGAATAGCACTATCATATCCGCTGCCTGTATTGCCGCTCTCTTCTTGTTGTTGCCTGTACTGAGTTAGTATCTCTACCTTATCTGGAAAGCGAAACTTGGCCTCTTCCCAATCTAGTGTAATCTTTTCAAACATATACGTGATTTCTTCAGGACACGTAGCATTCGGGTCGATGTACATAGACCAAATATCTGGGACAGTTATCTCGAACTCCCCGTCCATTGTCATCTCTCCGGTCTCTTCGTCGATGTCCAGGATTTCGCCCTTGTCAGTATTCCACACAGTCTTCGTAATGCCAGTGCCATACAGGAGTGTTACTAAAGTGGTTCGGTCTACCACTTCCTGGAGCTTATACTCTCTCATTGCGTGACGAATCAACCGGTCCGCGGCGTCAGCCTTACGGCGGTCTTCTGGGTCATTACTAGTAGGTCTGGGTATTACTGTGGGAGGATTGGCCGATAACTGGGAGTGAACAAAGCGAAAGTTCTTAAACGCGTAGTTAATACCAATAGTGTCGTTGCTGAACTCTCCGCCATCTCCGCCGCCTCCCATGTACTCAGAGCCAGAACTAGAACCGTCTAGGCTCTCTCCGGTTGTTCCGTATATAGTCTTCTCGTTATTTCTCCAACGAGCTTCCATTACCTTTCGTGCATCCATACTGTCAGCCAGGCGTTGTTGAAGGATTTTCTTGGCCTCTTGTGGAGTCCATGTAATTAGTTGCGCCATTATTAATATCTCCGCTTAGATAGTGTGTCGTGTTGTAGGTCTACTTTATCTTCGTCTGCATCGACGTTGCCGTGCTTGAGCATGAAGTCTTCTAACTTACTCAAAAGAGGACGAAATTCTGCCGGCACGTTATTCCTCTTGCTCAGTTTATTATACACTGATTTCAGGTAATTCCAATGATAATGACTATCTTCGTCTGATTCACATATGTCCATGTACTCGCAGCACTTACTTTCAAAGTCCTGCTTCTTATACTCGGTCTTACTGCCTTGTTCTGGCATCTTAATTTCTATCTCTATTTTCATCAGTTGCTTCCTCTGCTTATGCCGACTATCCGAAGTGCCCTTAGGCTCTCCTTTAATAATCGTTCGTTGTGTCGGCGTTCCTGTCGTAGTCCTAAGAATAATAATCCCAGGATAGGAATCAAAGTCACTTGGGTATATAGTATGAGTACTAATAGGTTAACGGACATTAAATCTCCCTCGTCCCCAGCTTCGAATTGGTCTGACTCGGCTAGTCGCGGCGCTGGCGGCCACTGCCTGCTTGGCCTTATACTGCTCGTTCTCTTCCCGCAACTTGGCTGCCCAAGGCTGCGCTAGGTTAAGTTTTTCATATTTCGGAACCAAGTCACAGAAGTACTGGGCGCAATCGAGGGTGTGGAATGAACTGCTATTTATAATTCGGTCCGTAGTCTCAGACATCTGACAACTTTGAATCTCATCTATAAACGCAGTACACCACCGCCCTACTTTAATCTTTCCTAAACTTAATGCAGACTGCAAGCCCTTGATGAGGTCTTCCTTTCGGGAATTCTTATCATAAGGGATTAGGTATGTTATGCCCTTCGTATTCGCAACACTTGTAAACCATGCCATCGAATCAGAAATGCGTCTAACTACATTGTAACCTTGACTTCGCTTAGTTATTATATTAAGCAACTCATTGGGGTCAAGGGTTTGGGTACCTTCGATATACTTATCTTCTACTAGGTACCACACTCCAGTTGAGGGGTCTTCTGCCCACAACGTATATCCACACTTACTTCGGAGGGCAGGGTCTACTGCTTCTACGTGACGCCATCCTCTTCCGTAACTCTCAGGTAATTGTGTGACTGTCATAAAGTCATAATCAAATGAATAGACAGCTCCATCTCCAGTAGACCATTCTCCGTAGAGGATAGTTCTCTTTTCTGACTCTGGATAGCCCGCGAGCTTCTGTAGCTCTTCGTCCAGCCTGTCGGCATAGATAGGATTATCTAACTTCGACATCTGGTACTTCTTAGACAAGGGAGCCTTAGAAGCATCGACAACACGACGAATCGTATCGTTCTTAAACTTGGGGGTAAAGGTAGCTAAGAAGCGTCCCTTCCGTGCATCCACACGACGTTGAAGCTCTTCAAGAATCTTATGAGAAGACGGCATTTCGTCCAACCATAAATAGTGTGCCACATAGCCCTGCATGTGCTTTCTGTTCTTTTCCGAACCATCACTATGGGATAGGAAGTAGATAACATCGCCTGTGTTTCTTTCGACACACCGCTTTAGTGAGTTACCTTGTCTCTCTTCTTTCCAGTCCCCATGAAGGAATGGGCGGACCTTCTTGGTCCACATCTCTTGTCCTAGGGTCAAATCCTGGACACCAATTAGAACCGTCATAGGCTCCGAGGCCCACTCTTCCGGTCTCGTATAATAAGGATGGTTGTCATTCAAGAACCACGCCAGGTCGCGGGCCGCCAACTGGGACTTCCCCGACTGGTTACCTGCAACTACGTATCTGTACTGGATGCGACCTATGTCTTTGAGTACTAATATCTGTTTTTTGTTCGGCCTAGACTTTAAATGAAAAGCGTCAAAAGCCTTATCAAGGTCAGATTTCTCCAGCCTACGTAAAGCAATTGCTATTTTCTTTTGTTCGTCTAACTCTGACATCTAATACCTACAGTTCTTGACTAACAAATACCTTCTCGATTGTAACTTCATCGCCAGCATTGGTGGTCGTAAGTACTGCTCTCAAATGTTTCATAAGAGGCATATTTGGTTGGTCAGCTGCTACTTCGATATTCTGACGTAGACTAACTATACCGTCGGCCGTAACCGCGACTGTTGCGTTCGCGCCAACTAGGTCAATAAAGGTGTCCGCGCCTGTTACTGCGTGCTGAAGTTTGATAGCAATACTACCTACTACCGTTACGCCGGAGACTCGTACGTCTACCCGAACATTCTTAGAACCGCCTGCTGACAGTCCTGCATTGCCAATTTCTAGTGCTGTGACAATGCCTACGATAGGATTTAAGTTCGTTGCCTTCTTGTCTACTGGGGTGTAACCGTTCATAGTGTTTCCTTTTTTAATTTAAGATAAAGTTTATACGGGGTTATCATACTATCTTCTTCTGAGTGGATTGCCGAGGTGACTAGTTCGGTACAAAGAAACATACCAGTAGTCTGCCATAAGTTAGCCTTAGGTAGCCACCTAATTATATACCTGGCTCCAAGATAAAGCAAGCCTAGATAATCATACTTCTTCCCTGCATACTTCTCGGCAAGAGATAACAACTCACGAGCATCAGGAGCTTGGAGGACGTGGAGGATGGTGTTACGTTTCGTAAAGACGGAAAACGGTTCTACCCTAACTCCTAATAGGTCTGAGTGGAGAACCCAACCATCTTGGTAGAGTGCACAATGGGATACAGGCTCTTCGGTCAGGCCTCGAATAGCCTTGCTAAGAGGAGATTGGGTGGTTGTGAAAAGGATGTCCATATTATACATTTTCCCTGAATAACTTAAATAACATATGGATAGGATGGATTACCCCGGCATTATGTTTAACTATTATTCGAAACTTGTTAGTATGATAAGTTGCACTATAAGGCAAAAGCTTAGGAGTCTTACCGTCCAAATCTAGGTTACCACTAATATATCGTAGGTTTATCCCGCCTTGAGTAAACGGTACAGAGCCTCCTTGCGCGACAGTTAGGTCAGGGATAGCTAGTACCCACATCCTGACGTCGGTCGTAGGAAGAGCGGGCTGTTCTATTAGTCCACCTATGACTTCTATATCCTGGCCTATTTCAATATCATACACTGTCTTAACACAATTGGCATCAAGCTCAGCCTGCGTTCCTGCTACCAGCTCTACATCGCTAGAATTGTAGAACTTTAGACTAGTAAAGCCTAGGTCATTACCGTCTACGTCCTCATTAAATCCAGACGCAAGCCCACTGGTACAAAATTCCAGACCATGTAGCTGGAAGTGCCAGCCTGTTTTAGTTATCTTAGTCCGCTGTAGGGGTGCCCCGTCTACGTCTACCGGAGCACTGCTTATATCTTTTAAATAGTTAATAGCCAAATTGACATCTGTTATGTCTCCAGAACCGTTTGCAGTGGCTACTACTGCCTCTCCGGCGCCTATTGCTGTAAGAAGAACAGAGTTAGTAATCCAACTAATTTCTTCTACACCTTGGATAAGATAATAAGATGAGGGGGTTATTAATTGACCTACCCATGTCTGGTTAGAGCCTGTATCGTTTTTGATATACTTAGACGCCATTCTGGGTCCCTCCTTCTGCCTCAACACTATCGGTGAGCTGTAGTCCTACTTCTATAATAGGGTTCTGTGGAGTTTGGTCTCCTGTCCCCCCTGCATATTTTTTAATAAAACAAGATAGGCGGTCGCCTTGGTTCATTGCCAGCGTTGGTAAGTTGGTTTTATAAGAAGTTCTTTTATTTCTCACTAACCAAGTATATAGCAGAGCACCGTTTATATAAACTTCCACATCAATGTCTACATTATCGTCCTGATTACTAAATGTCAGCCAGGATAACTTCGCGGACTGAGGGACTATGAAAGGCAGCGTATTACTAGAAGTAGAGCCATTACCGACCCCTAGCCACTTGTCCGCAGTGTTGCCGGAGGCTGT